GAATCTAAATTGACTTAAATTTGTCCCGTTATTATGTCCCTTGTCGGTCGCTGGGTTGCTATCATCAAGTTAATGTGTGCAGCTCTCCCAAGCTGGGCAAGCCTACAAATAGGCTTGACGGTCTCGGCTTTTTGGGTTGTCATAAGGTCGGCGAACTCATCGATCACAATGCGCATATGCCCCCTGTGTGTCTCTTTCTCGTGCAGCTTGTGCATCTCTTTATAGCGTGAGTCCATAAGCTCAACGGCGTAATTAAGAGCCGCCGCCATATCCTGAGGCTCTGAGGCATAAGCGAGCGTGTGAGGGAGTCGAGCGTATTCGACAAGCTCAACCCGTTTCGGGTCAATTAGGATAAATTGAGTATTACACGGTGCGTTATATAGTGCCGTATAGATTAAGCCGTTAATCACGATACTTTTACCGCTGCCCGTTGCTCCCGCTATTAATATATGCGGCTGCTCGAGCATATCGGCATATAAACGGGGAACGCTGCCCGCCGGCGTGGTGTATTTAGTTTTCTTAAATATCAAGGCTTTGACCTCCTTTCAATTCGCTTCGCTCTGCATTTTTGCGGACTTGCGACCGCCTTCGGTTGCATTACAGCGAGCCGCCGAGGCGGCTCTGATAGTTATTAAAATTTCGGCGTGTCAAATAAATATGTGCCATTTGTTTTATATGCCGTATTCCAAGCGGTAACCGTTTCGCCGGCGGCTTTCTTGGTTGGGAATACGGCGGCGAACTGTATGCCCTTAATATGTAATTTTGATAATACATTATCGGAACTTGTAAAGGGTACAACATAGGCGCAGAGCTTGCCGCCCTCTTCAACCGTTACGGCTGCATATAACTTGTTATTCATTTTGTAGCCTCCCGTCAAACTCTTTCAAAATAATAATAATCTGTGCGTTTTTCCTCGTTGCGTGCTTTCAGACGGTACCCGCAAGCGTTCAAAATTGATTCTATAGTTGAGAAACCGCACCCGCTGGCGTGTCCGTAATACCGCCCGTTGTCGGTGTATATTGTGGCATTGGGATTCATCCCCCAAACCGCCGAGCGTTTCCACTCGATATAAATTGTTATTGATTCGGTAGGGGTAGCCGCTTCGAGTTCTTCAAGAGTTCGGAGGGCTGCCGCCGTTCTCTTGGCGTTTGTTCTTTCTTCCCTCTTAACGGTACGCTTTACCGCTTCGGCTCTTGTGATAGCTTTTTCGCTTAACTGTTCAAGGGTGCGATCTGTCGCATATCTCTTTAAGCCTGTTAAGGGGTCGGCGTTCTGCTTTTGCTCTTCGCTCCAGTTCTTGGCGTAGCCATTACGAATAAAATAAGCTGCCTTTGTGTTGCGTGCTTTCTCCTCTGCTATTATAGCCCTGCGTAAATTCTTGTAATTTGTCATTGTTTTGACCTCCATTATATTTATTGACTTTTGCCGGGTGTCTGATATAATAGAGGAGCAGCCGCCCGGCGTGGGTTGGTTTGTGGGTGGGCGTTCCGTGTGTGCTTTGGTCGGTGCTAACGGTGCGCCCGTTCTCTATTACGATGTTATTATATACTATATTGTGGTATATGTCAATAGACTTTGTAAAACTTTTTGAAATATTGCAAAATATTTTTATAACCCGTGTGCAATATATTTTTATACTTTTTTTGTTTGGCTCTTGTCTATACCCTAACGAAACACACACCCGAGGGGGAACAAGGGCGGCGGCTGTGGGGCGGGGTGAGTGCCGTAACCACGCTCGAAAAACAAAAAGATTGTTTGCATAAATTATTGCAATATTTCAAAAATACTATTGACATTTCAAAAACACAATGCTATAATGACCTCAAATACAAGGAGGCGTTATTATGAAAGTAGGTTATATCAGAGTATCGACCGAAGAACAGAACACCGCAAGGCAAGATGTTCTTATGGAAAAACTCGGTGTTGAAAAAGTATTTGTTGACAAGTGCAGCGGTAAAAATGCTAATCGCCCTAAACTTATCGAAATGATGAATTTTGTTCGTGAGGGAGATATAGTAATCGTAAGTGAAATCGGTAGGTTTGCCCGTAACACTAAAGACCTTTTGTCTTTGGTTGATGAGTTAACCAAGCGAGGAGTTCAGTTTGAATCTCAAAAGGAAAAGATAGATACTACTACTCCTACGGGACAGTTTATGTTAACGATATTTGCCGCAGTTAGTCAACTTGAAAGAGATTACATTCTCGCCCGTCAAAGAGAAGGTATTGAGGCAAAGAAAGCACGGGGGGAATATAAAGGCAGACAACCGATAGAGGTAGATAAGGCTCAATTTGAGCAGGAATATAACCTATGGAAAAGCGGTCAAATAACCGCCAAAACTGCAATGATACATCTTGGGCTTAAACCTAACACCTTTTATCGCAGAGTTAAGGAGTATGAGAGCAACCAACAGGAGGTGTCTTGATGAACAAGAATGTAAAACAAGAAGAAAACCCTATGTTCAGAATGCCCGGAGCCTTGTTGTGGCTCCTCTGCGCTCCGCTTGCGGTAGTTATTGCAGGACACTATGAGGGCAAGAAGAAGACAGAGAAATGGAAGAAAAAGCGTCATAAGAAAGCCGTTGAGCATTGGGACGCTTGGTGGGCGTAATAAGACGCACATAACAGGGTGTGCGTAAACAGTCAACAGGGACTACCTATCAGGTAGTCCTTTTTGTTTATAAGCGAGGTGTAAAATGAACGAATTATTGATTTCAAAAATTTCCGAGAAAATAAAAAAGGCTCCTTCCGACCCTATAGGTGATGATATTACCTATAGACAGTTGCTTTCGTGGGCAGCGGAAATAACGGGTACTTGTGGTTATATAGATTGGCAAGGTAAGCTTCGGCTTGAGTGGTACGAGTCAACAACCGCAACCATAAACAATACTGTACGCTTTAGCTCGGACTTGGCTGAAAATGCAATAGAAATAACAGGTGTACAGATTGTTACCGAGGACACAGAGCATTTGGTCGGTAATGACGGTTACGCAATGTTGATCGAAGATAACGCTTTAATTCAACACGACATTGAGTCGTTGGCAGAAGTACTCTATCAGCACCTTGCGGGGTTTTCGTATGTTCCTTTTACGGCAACGACTAAACCTATGCCTCATATATACCCTCTTGATATGGCGTCATTTGTTGATAAACAGGGTTTATCGCATAATGTGATAATTACAGATGTAACATTCATACTTAACGCCAATACATCATTACAGGGAAAGGGTGAAACGGTTACCAATAACGGTTATGCGTCCGCCAACCCTTTAACAAGGCGAGAGTCGGCGATAATTAAAAATCTGACTAAGCTTCAAAATGAGTCAATGAACGATAGCGTTCAGTCTATTCTTGCCCTTAACGAACTTATAAGTAATGCTTTGGGTTTATATCAGACTCCTGTAAGACAGGCTGACGGCTCTATTATTTATTATCTTCATAATAAAGCCGAGCTGACTGAGAGCGACACCATATTCACTATGACCGCTTCGGGTATAGCTTGGACTACAAGCGGTTGGAATAATGGTAGTCCTATATGGTCGTATGGTGTTACTTCTGCGGGAGACGCTTTATTTAATATGGTGTCGGCAAAAGGTATCGAAGTATCACAAGTAGGCGAAGATTACAGTATAGAGATTAGTCCGAGTGCATTCCGTATCTATTATAAGAATATGCTTGTAACTAATATTGAGGCAGACCAAATGACTATACCCAAAGCACAGATTACAGATTATTTAGAGTGTGGAAAAATACGATTTGTTCCCTATCAGTCGATAGGTACCAACATAGTGTTTCTTGATTAAAGCGGAGGTCTATAATGGCAGGTTCGGTTTTACAAAGCGTAGGAACTGTTCAAATTGATAGCAGTTACCCTACAATAAAAATTAAGTTTACGAATCAAAATAGCGGTTACGGACATACTGTGAGGGTTAAAGACGGCAATACCGTTCTATTTGAAACAGAGCTGACACAACGAATCCCTATCGGGACTGTTACGAGTAATATTAACATTACGGGAACACAGCGTAATGCCGTGTTAGAGACAATGAGTAATGCTACCATTAAGGAACTCACTGTTGAGTTGATTACGACTGTTGGTGGCTCGCAGATAAGTTCTTCGAGTAAGACAGGCTCTTTCAGGACAAGTGAGAGTTTATCAAAACCCGTATTTGATGCTTTTACTTACAGAGATATTAACGGCTCAACGGTAAATCTCACTGCTGACAATCAGTTGTTCATTCAAGGCGAGTCTTTATTACTTGTTGTCTGTACTGCCGCTACGGCTCGTAACGGTGCAGATATAGTTAGGTATGAGGCTACTGTAGGAGACAAGACCGTTATCTCTAATACTACAAGTATAGAGTTCGGAAAGGTTGACGATTCAGGTACACTCACGCTGAAAGTCAGTGCAGTTGACAGTAGAGGTTACGAAACCACTATAGAACAAAGCGTTGAAGTCATACCCTACAACCGTATATCGTTAGAATCTTACGATATACGGCGAGAGAACAATTTTGAGGACACTATTCAGTTGCATTTATCAGGAGTTTTCTCCCCTGTTACTATCAACGAAACGGACAGAAACTCATTACAGAGGGTACAGTACAGATATAAAGAACAAAGCACATCGACTTATGGCTCTTATACCGATATCACGGGAGCGGTATTAAGCGGTTCTGCCTTCACTATTGATAACGACAACTGGCTATCGTTAGTTAAAGAAAAGGCTTACAATATTCAGATTAAGGTTACCGATAAATTATCAACGCTAACGGTTAGTTTGTTTGTAAGTAAGGGCGTACCGTTGGTATCGTTCCGCTCAGGTAAGGTCGGTATTAACAACAATGACCCGCAAGCGGCTCTTGATGTAGAGGGGAATATAGCGATGAACGGCGAGAATGCTCAGGGCTATGTCGGAACCATAGGTACTTCTACCGATCTTGATACCGTTACGGAGGCAGGTGTATATTTCGTAGTCGCTTCGGCTTCGGGTAACAGACCGATAACAAGCAACGGCGGCTTAATGGAAGAATTTGTAACTCACAATACGAGTAAGCGGTATCTGCAAATTTTTTACCCGTTCAGCAGTTCCGATGTGTATATGCGAACTGCCGTATTAAGTAATAACACGGTTAATTGGACTGCTTGGGACAAGCTCGAAATACAGTCCAACAAGGTGAATAGTATATCGAGTTCGAGTACACATAACCGTTACCCTTCAGCAAAAGCAGTTTACGATTTCTTTGCAAATACCGTTAATGATTATATCGTGGAAAGCGGAACCGATGTCGCTCCTGCCGATAATAGCGGGTTGGTAACTTGGGACTATCGTATATGGGCGTCAGGGACAGTTGAGTTGTGGTGCAATTACACCTTTACAAATCTTACGGCGAGCGGAAACTGGACGCAGCTTTTATCGGATGACATATATCTTCCTGCCGGTATCGTAATCACGAAGCAGAAAATAATAGGCAGCGTTTATAACTATCAAGCGATTAACTCATTAGAAACGGCGGGTATATGGTTCGGTGCGGTTTACACTAACGGAAGAACTTACGAGTCTTCCAATAGAATCACAAAAATATATGTAGGTAACGCAAACCCCGGAACAATATTAGGTAATGTGTCCTTATATATTAAGGCTACACTTTACACTTCAAATTCATAACAAGGAGGTTAAACAATGTCTCAGATAACCAAACAAATATCGGTTGATGTAGGAGCCGCCAATTTGTTCCCCGCTATCGTAGCAAAGCAAGCTGACGCAAATTCCCGTTTTCTTACAGCTACGATATTAAACGAAGGCGTACAGATGACAGTACCCTCTACGGCGGTTGTTACGCTTAATGTACGAAGAGCTGATAATCTTGCTCACGCATACGAGGGAATAGTTAACGAGGACGGTACGGTTACCGTACCTCTTACAAGCTGGGCGTTAGAGCTGGACGACCAAGTTAAATGCAGTATTTCCATTTATGATACTACAGAAGACCGCAAGCTCACTACTACTACTTTCACCATTCAGGTACAGAAAGCAGAAATAACCGAGGATGATATAACCGAGGATGACAATTACGACATTCTGCTCGACCTCATAGAGCAAGCCGAGGCTGCTATGGAAGGAGCGGAGGTGCTTTCTAACAAGGTAACCTCGATTACTTCTCAAAGCACAGATACACAGTACCCCTCGGCAAAGGCGGTAAAAGATCTTGTTGATTCTAACGCCTTACCTAAAATTACAAGCGAGGTTGAGCTTAAAGACCTTGATGACGGTTTATATCAAATCACAACCGGTTTTGTTAAGGTGTATACCTCGACTCAAACTGAAAACTTACTTAAACTGAAAAAAGGCTGGCTAATTATCAACGGGCAAAAAGCACAATTTGACGGGTATTTTACTATAGGCAGCTCTACCGATACCTCCGATATTATAAACATAAGTTGGGTAATTCGCCCGAGTGTAGTTTACACTTACACTTATTTTACGGACGCTATTCAAACTATGATAGACGGTAAGGAAAATCTATATTCGAGAGTCACCGAAGTCAACGCAAACAGCGACAACGACCATTACCCGACAGCTCTTGCGGTACGGAACGCCATTCAGGCAGCGTTATACGCAGACGAAGACGCTTCGATTATATCTAACGAGTTGACAATGGAAGGTACAAGCGGCGAGGCAGCATTGCAGACAGGTACACCGCCTACTCCTACAGTTACCGAGGGAGGTGGAGAATAATGGCACTTATCAGTAAGGATGTTGTTCTTCACGATGTAGCAGAAGCGTACATCGAGCTGACACGAGATGAAGAAGAGGTTACTTACGGCAATATAGCCGAGAAAATAGCCGGTATTCAGACGGGTGGCGGCGGTTACAGTAATTTCACAGTTACCGCTATAGTCCCGAGCGAGATAATAATTGACGCAAGCGCGACAGAACTTGTCGTTCACGAATAAGGAGGAAATATTTTATGTGGTTAAGAAATTACGACATAATGAAGATTTATTCGAGTCTTCCTGCGTATAAGTTTGACTCGGATTTTACAGAAAGCGCGAGACCGTACCTTGTTTACCCGAATGGCAACAGAGGGTATTTACAGGCGGCTACAAGTACGGAAACCGCACAGTACGCTAACCTGCTCAACTATAACTGGGTAACTACATATTGGTCTTCACTTGGTAATGTTCAGGCAACGGTTGATGTCGGTACTGACAATACGGCTGTTAAGTATGATGACTACGGTCTTAAATCACCGCTTACAACCTCAAGCATAACAAAGACTATTGTTGATGTTACAAAACCTATACTCGACCTTGAGAACAACAAATACACTGTTAAGATTTCTATTGATTTCAAGAACATTACGGCTGACGATATTACAATTAAGGAATGGGCGATATTCGTTCATCCGTACAATGTTTCGAGCTTTGCAATCAGAAGAGTCGCTCTCGCTCAGGCGAATTGGAAGGTTGTTCCCGCTAACAGTTATTGCAGAATTGATTTCGAGTATGATGTTGACTTCCCGACAGCTCTTGCAAACTGGAAGAACGGCGATACTATTACCGATAGCTGGGCTACAATTATAGCTAATGCGAATGCGGGAACGGTTGACGGTTATAGCGTGGGCGACAAGAAGACGCTCGAGTTTACCTATAACGATGTTAAATATATTGTCCAAACGAAGATTATAGGCAAAAACCACGATACAATCAGCGAAACGGAAAATAAAGCGGCTCTTACATTCCTGTTTGAGCCTGTAGTGTGGTTTAAGCAAATGAATACCACAAATACAAATGTCGGCGGCTGGATGGGCGAAGACGGAGACTTATACGATGTCAGTCAAGATATGACGGACGGAGAGCTTACACACGGCTGCGCTATGAGAAAGTTTGTTGCAAGTTTAATTACGAGCTTCCCTGAGCTGTTGCAGAATAACATCAAGACCGTTGATAAGATTTACGATGCGGCTAATGTCTTGAGAACTGCAAAAGACAAGCTTTGGATAACCAGTATGGAGGAAGTTAACCTCGGTAACAGAAGCTATCTGTTAGCCGGTCAGGGAACACCTTACGAGGCGTTTACTGACAATACTTCAAGATTGAGAGCTAATATGAATAGTAATCAGCAGTGGTGGTCTCGTTCCCGTCACACCTACAACTCGACCGGTTTCTGGTATGTGTACACCGACGGCAGTGCGTCCTACACCAACGCCTCTAACTCTTACGGCTGCGTCCTCGGCTTTTGTATATAATCTGAAATCAAAAATCTGCGGCGCATTGTCGCCGCAGAAGGAGCCGATATGTCAGTAATCAAAAGCAAAAGAGGAGTATCTAAATTGCAATTTTTAGACACCGCAAGAGAAATATATATTATGTGCTTGCGTTATTGCGAGAATATGCCAAAGAAGCATTATCACTATCTGCAAGAGCCGTTTATGAGGTGTTTAGCAGATATGCTTACCAATCTCAAAATAGGCAACAGTATTTATGCGACAAGTGATGAAGAGTGGCAAATGAGAAGAAAGCATTTTCTATTAGGCTATGCCTCTCTACAGGCGGCAATCTCGTATTTAGGAATAATGCAAGATATGTCCTTGCTCACGGAAAGACAGATAATTCACATCTCGGGAAAAATGAGTGAGGAGAACAAGCTAATCAAGGGTGTACTCGAAGCCGATAAAAAGAAACGGCTTTGATTATATCAGGTTATATTCTATTGAACTCGGAGCGTGGTCTCGTTCCCGTAACACCAACAACTCGAACAATTTCTGGTATGTGAACAACGACGGCAGTGCGAACAACAACAACGCCTCTAACTCTTACGGCTGCGTCCTCGGCTTTTATATTAACGGCGAGTAAAGTAACCAAACGGCGAAATCAAAGCCATAAATAAAAGGAGAATATGACCTTCGGAGAAATCCGTAAATCAACACTCGATAAGAGGCAACCGGACGCTACTTGCATTGCAGAGACAGAATTATGCTCACTCTGTTTAATGGTTACCTCGGACGGAAATAACAGTCTGCATAATAGACCGCCGTATCGAGTTAAGGAGTAATATATGACAAGTGAACAAAGACACGAAGCTCGTTATCAGCGTAGAAAGGCAGAACGGCTTAAACACCGAGCCGTTTATCAGAAAACCTACGATGAGGTATTTACTTATGAAAATCTGTATAAAGCATACAGAAAGTGTATTCTCGGTGTTGGTTGGAAGACAAGTATTCAGTCTGTAAGGGCGCAAGCTCCCGTATATATCTATGACATTTACGATATTATGCGTAAAGACAAGTACCGAATGTCAAGGTATGTAGAGTTTGATATATTTGAAAGAGGCAAGCCGAGGCACATACAGAGCGTGTATATCAGGGACAGAATCATTCAGCGTTGTCTTGCTGATAATCTGATAGTCCCTACGCTTACAAGGAGCTTTATATATGATAGCGGAGCTTGTATTAAGGGCAAAGGTATTCACTTTCAAAGGCAGAGATTTAAGCAACAGATACTTGATTTTATTAAGATAAACGGACGGCAGGGTTACATATTGCAGTACGATTTTTCAAAGTTCTTTGCAAATCTCGACCACGATACCGTCAAAAGACTTATTCGTAAGTACATTGATGACGGTAAATGCCTTGCAATGATAGACAACTTCGTTGATAGCTTTGAGGGCGATAAAGGTCTCGGACTCGGTAGTGAGATGTCTTATCTGTTCGCTCTTATGGTTGCAAACGAATTAGACCATTTTGTAAAGGAAAAGCTCGGCTGCAAGCAATACGGACGGTATATGGATGACGGCTATCTGTTCTGTCGGTCGCTTGATGAAGCAAAGGAATGGCTAAAGGCTATCGAGGCAAAGTGTAAGGAACTGCATATTGTCCTCAATAAGAATAAGACGCAAATTGTTAAGCTGACACATTGCTTTATTTTCCTCAAGCGTAAATATCGTATTACCAATACAGGTAAGGTTATTGTTACTCCGCTGAATATTACATTTACTCAAATGAGGAGAAAGCTCATAAAACTCGCAAAAATGCTCCAAAATGGCGTTTTAGCTTGGAGTGATATTCATTCCTCATTTGAGTCGTGGAAAAGCAGTCTAAAAGGTACAAACAGTCATAACAGGCTGATATTGGTTCAGCGTGTATATACAGAAATAAAAAGGAGCTGGTTAAATGGAGCCGACAACCGCAAATGCACTTGCGATAGCTATACTGTCGAGCGGTGCATTAGTAACAATTATTGAAGGAATTAAGGACTTTTTCAGACACCGAAGAGAACGCAAAGAGAAAGCGGTAGATGAAAAAAAGCAGAATGTCGAGGAAAGACTTGAAGCTATTGAAAAGAAGACGGACGCTCAAACAGAGGCACTTAAATATGTACTATACGACCGTATTCGTTATCTTGCTTTGGCTTATATAGCCGAGAGAGAAATCGATTTCGATGACCGCCGTATTCTTAACGATATGCACCGAAGTTATCACAACGGACTCGGAGGCAACGGCGACCTCGATGTTTTGATGAACGAAGTCAATTCGTTACCTTTGAAAAAGTAAAGGAGAAATAATTATGAAGATTAATTGGAAAGAACGCTTTAAGAACAAGGTATGGCTTACCCTGTTTGTTATCAATTCGATAGGTATAATCTATGCCTTACTTAGCTTGCTCCATATAACCCCGAGCATAACAGAAAGCTCTTTGAAAGATTTTGCCGTAATGGTTATTTTGGCTTTGAGTGATCTCGGTATTATTACCGACCCTACCACTAAAGGGTTAAACGATAGCGACAGAGCTATGACTTACGGAACGCCTTACGATGTCAGACTGACAGAAGAGGCTACAGAAACGGAGGAAAAATAATATGGGACTTTATAAATACCCTCGCACTTACCCCTGCCCAACTGTAACATATTCCGTTAAAAAGGACGGTAATAAACAGTTGTCAGCACATTTTCAGGTAAAGGAATTTCAGTCCAAAGACGGAGCTGATACCGTAGTTATTTGCCCGGACCTGATTAACAAGTGTCTTGAACCTTTATTTAAGGCGATGAACGCTAAAGCGATTAACATAACAAGCGGTTATCGTACCGTTAAGCACAGTTTAGCTATCGGAGGCTCCGGTACGAATGACAACCACCATTTAGGTATGGCAGCCGATATAAAGGTCAAGAAACAGAACGGTACATATTATAGCGCAAAAGAGGTCGCTTGTGCGTTACAGGATTTGGGTTGGAAAGGCGGTATAGGTCTTATGGCGACCAGCGTACATACCGATACTGGCTCACAGTATTGGTTTGATGAGACTAAGAAAACCAACGGTGCATATGTTCAGGTCGCAGACTGGCACTCTTATACCGGAATCGCAGCTCCAACAACATCAAAACCCGTTGCCACAAAAGCTGATGTGTATATCATCACTTGTTTAGCAATCAGAGTCAGGACAGAGCCTTCAACTAAAACCGGCAAATATGTAAGGATGATGTATCGTGGTGCGGAATTTACCCCACTTGCTTGGAAAGGCGACTGGGCGCAGTTGTCCGCTAACGAATGGATCTGTATTAAAAAATACTGCAAGAAGAAAAACACTTGACTGTCCGTCTTGAATTTCCTTTCAAGATTTTGACATAAGCCTCCCAAAAACAAAGCACCGACAGAGGTAACTCTATCGGTGCTTTGTTGTATGTCCGAAGACTATTAAGTTCGGATAATACTCTATTGGTGAGCCATCGGAGAATCGAACTCCGGACACCATGATTAAAAGTCATGTGCTCTGCCAGCTGAGCTAATGGCTCAAATATAAAGCGGATTTTAATCC